TAACCGCAGGATGCCCGGGATGAATAACTTCTCTTGTGTTTTTTAAATCGATTTTTTCGTAACTTACGCCCATCGAATCCCCCTTACATTTTTTTAGCGGCGGCGCCCCAGTTAACGGAATTGTCACCGCCCGTGCTGTCGCCGTAATTGATACCCGACGCTCCGGTTTTTACCGGCGCAGGCCAGCCCTGAAGAATATCCCCAAGGAGCCATAACGCGTCCCGTTTTTCGATTTTCCCGTTGTCGGAAAAATCGAAGGCGCCATTCGCCTCAATTTGATTCGCAAGAACTTTCGCCTTTCCGGCAACTCCTGCCGGAAGCTTTTCTGCGATGATTTTTGCGAACCCTTCAAGCCTTTCCTGCCTGCGGCCGGCCTTGATCTGCGCGAGTTCGTCTCGCATGTCCGCGAAGTCCTGACCGTTAGCTGAAACGTCAGCCGCCGCGGCATCCGGCTTCGCACCCGCTGCCGGAGACGTTGCGCTTTGCGATGCCGTCTGTTCAGCCGCTTTCTGATTTACCTGTTCAGTCAGCGCTTTGTTCTGCTCTTCGAGTTCGGCGATTTTNGCTTCCTTCTCGGTCAAGGCTTTTTTTTCCTCGTCTGTCATTGTATCGTTACCCTCCTTCTCCGGGANTTTCCCGGAAAATTGATACCTGTCTTTTGCGGTTTCTCCAACTGTGTTAGCTGAAAAATTAACCGCGATTTGTTCCAGCTCTTCGAGTCCGGGAATTTTTGGCGGCACTGCACCCAGTATCGCAAGATGATGAAGTACGCGTTTTCCGTCTGCATCACGGCGCGGCATTGATATTGACCAGCCGTCATAATAACCGCCCTCGTAGAGCGCGTTTCCAATATCAGTAAATATAACCGGACCTATAATCGAATTGCCGTCTGTAGACGGCCAGCAGTCGATAACGTCTCCGAACTTGGGAGCGCGATCTCTAACATCATGTCCGACTATCACTGGACGCTTACCTGAAAAAGTTTCAGCTAACTCCGCGATGTCCTGTTTTGTGATTTCGCTTCCGTCCAGTCCCCACTTACCGACGCGGGCAAGTTCAAGCGTTCTGATTTTTCTTTGCGGCATTATGATATCTCCTATTGGTTTTTTATAAAAAACGCTTTTGCGAATCCGGGCGGCGTAATTGCGCGTAAAGCAGCTCTTTTGTCAGGTTGACACGCAATATAATCTTCAGCCCATTTCGGACACTGCGGTGCGCNCCAGGCAAATTGATTTTTCTTTCCGCTTTTATATTGCTTAATGAAATATGGATCATCCGGTCTTTTNAAAATTAATTGTTTTGGTTCGTTAAATTGTCCCCATAAGTCAGTCCGCTTTATGCCTAAATCTCCAAACCACCATTGAAAGAATGTATATGCCGGTTTGCCTAAAAACCTCCGTAATAATCCAACAGGATTTTCAATAACCCAAAATTGTAATTTCCCATTCTGTTGACACATCCAGATAATCCTAAAGACCGCTTCTACTGTTTCCATACCAACAGCTAAATCACGCTTCCTATGACTTCCGTTTTTAGCTAGGCTGAATTCAGTACATGGGGGAGCTGCTAATATTCCGTAAACGTTTTCCGGCGGTTCATATGTGCGAACATCATAATCAGGGAAAGTTATCAGCCGGACATCGTACCCGGCGTCTTTATACGGTTTTGACCATGAGCCGGTACCGCCACAGAGATCAAGGATTATTTTTTTAGAGTTTTTGTTTTTAACGCGAGGCATTAGGATACTTCCTTGAATAATTCTGTTTGTTTATTTGCGTCTCTAACCCTGCTACAGGCGGCGGCAAAATAATCAGCGTCAATCTCGCTTGCTGTTAGATCAAAGCCCATTTCATTACAAGCGATAGCGATCGAGCCGCTTCCAAGATGGGTGTCGAGTATTTTATAGTCTTGTTTGGCATATTTTAATAAAAGCCATTTATAAAGAGCTTTCGGTTTTTCACAGGGATGTATTCTTGAGGGGTTAAACGAATGATGAATAAATACTTTTGCATTACCTTTTATATTTGTCCACGCATATTCACACATTGCTAAGGTAAAGTTTTCAGGTATATGTTTTTTCCAAATAATAAAGTTTCTACTAGGCGGCAATGTAAAATAATTACCTCCCCATATAATTTGGAATTTTGATACTCGCATTAATTCTTTGAAATAATCCTGATCAGGAGCTATATCCCAATCAGTAATCTTTTTACCATGTTTTTTTGCCCAAGTGCCGCCAGTTCGTTTGCATCCATCTGCCTTTCCATACGGCGGATCAACAATCGCAAGATCAAAATGCTTGTCAGGATATTGAGACATTATTTTCATACAATCAGCATTGTAGAGAGTACAATTCCCGATTATTTCCTTTCGCGGTTTCATACATTAGATATTCTCACAGCAAGCGCTTACAAAGCCGTTTCTGGCAGGGGGTACGGAATCCAAAAACAGCCCGTAAACGCGCCGATTTTAGGTAAAACGTAAATGAAGACGGTTATTTAATTAGAGGGTGTTGAATACCGTTGAATTTTCAAGTCTGGAGGGTATTAAAAGGGAGGCTGTGGGGTGAATTTGGAAGTCTAGAGCTACTCGGCTAGATTTATGGAATTTGCCCCAGGACACTGACCTCATCTTCAGTTAAAGCACATTCGGAAGAGAAGTTGAAATCTGCAAGCTCATCATCGTCCAACAGCGAAAATATTTCTTTGATTTCAGCATCTGTGAAATTATATTTTTTCGCCTTAACGATAAATTCTTCTCTATCCATATAGCATCCTGTATTTGTTAATTATAAAAGATACTACATCAAAAGGCAAGCCTTCTTTTAATTGATTAACACGTGCTTTGGCCCACAGGCTTGCAATTTGTTCCTTAACAATTCTTTTTTCAGTTCTGGCAGAAAACCCAAGCATATTAAACATAACTGGATCGGTATGCAGCTTCAATTTATGATCTAAAAGATGTGCAACTTCATGCTCAACTGCCATTTTAATACTGGCAACACCTGTTTCTTTTTTTACCGCCTCTAAAAATATATTGTAATCTCTTCCAGAAATGTTTCTTATTGCTACTCCGGCAAATGGTTTTAACCGCTCATCTGTTGGCCATACTATTCTAGCGATACCCCTATTTAATATTTCCATAGTTTTTCTGTTGTAGCCGTTAGTCATCATTTGCTGTACAGCCGGTTTATATGTTGAATATTTTATTTGTACTAATTCTAAATTAATTTCATTAATCATTGGCATCATCAATTTATCTTGTGCATTTGTTGAACCCATAAAATTAACCATATTTTTTAATTCCGGGAACTCTTTGAAGTTATCCGCAATATACTGATTCCACTCATTAGCCACTCTACTGTCAATCCCTGAATAATCGACATGCTCAATTTCTAATTCATTGCGTGCAAATTCTTCCGCGCTTTTTCTGGCTGCTTCCTCTGCCACATCCGCTGGCTGATTATCATCTGATTCAATTAATCTTTCCCGCGCACTCATAAACTCAACTTCCAGCCCATGCTCTTTTGCACGCTCTTGCATCGCATCGGTTAAATCCCACCATGAGTCAGATTTTTCTATCGGATATTTTCCGAAACCTTTGGCAGGTTTATAATCAGGATTGCTCTTGGAATAAAATTTTTCTTCGCCTCCGGCATCATCAATTTCCGACTGATCATAAATAGCGCGTATTGTTGTACGGCAGTTGAAATGAAAGGGCGGCCACATTGTGTCCCAAACAGGATCATCATAAGGACGGCGAAAAGGCGGTACTGTTAACGAATGACAAATTTCTGTTTGTCTGTGATCATCAATGCCGATTAATTCAAGACCAATAGGCGGCACTTCCTCAAAGCCGATGGCGCGTCCCACATTGTAAGCTGTCGATGTGTTTGTGCGGTAAACAGTTTCGTAATACCAGCCTGAACCCTTACCCATTCCAGCCGCGTCTGCGAGCTGTCCTTCCGTCATCTGCAAAAACTCATTCATGCCGCTGCCTTGCTCCATAGCGTTTGTCAGCATTGTTTGCACACGACTCACGGCATCTCCGTCAGCCAGGCGGCTTACAGTAAAAGCACGGTAACGCATTTTATCGGATAACGCGTAATATGTTTCTTTATCTACAGGCAGACGCTTGCTCATATACGCGACAGCTTCTTCATAAGGCAGGAATTCTTCAGGTAATGGTTCTGCGAAATTATTTTGATTCGTTTCTGGTGTCATTCCAAGCAATAATGCTTTTGTAAAAACCTCTGCTGTTTCATTCATAATTTCGTAATCAGGAGGCAGAACATAATTTGAATTAAGTATGGAAGGATCGGCGGCAGCCATCATAACGAATTCTTTTAAACGCTTTCCAAAGCTGCGGGCTATTGCCGGACGATAAAGATTTTCCAGAATATCAAGTTTTCGCGCGTTTCTGCGAGCTTGCTCTAAATGCGTTTGTTTGTCCGCAAAAAAAAACTGTCTTTAGTCTGATCGCTGAACATCATTCCTGATGATGAAGGTTTTACAAAGGAATCAGCAGCGCTCTCCGGTCGCGGCAGATGCACCTTTTCATAAAGAGCGTTAAGCGATACCGGAATATTTCTGTCAATCGCGTCGCGGATAACTTCCCANTCCGCGAAGTCCGTTGAGTCNATATCAAACATCGGAGCGGCCGNGCCCGGAAAATTAACATCGACAAAATAATTGAAAAGCTGCTGAATAGATCGCTGCATTAAATAAGCGTCGTGAACGGTTGTGGATTTGTAAGTTTCCGAATGTAACAGCCCCTGGCTCTTTGTTCCGAACTCCGCCTGACTTGTCATCAATGACTGCGCGGTAATGCCATAAGAAATTTCTTCATTGCATACGCGGATAATTGTTTCAAAATCTTTTATCGCGCCGTCAACCACTTTAATTTCTTTGACGTTGGCAAAAGCCCCGGAAGAGCCGCTTCTCATATTTCGGATGAGCGGAAGCAATTCTTCCGCTCTTTTTCTGGCATCCTCTGCAGTCTTTGTATCAAATATCGCAAGAATCGAAGGAACCCCTAAACGCTCCGCGGCCTGCATCCAGAACCTGAACCCGAGCTGTTTGAATTTCCATGCCCAGTAGCAGCTGCGCAATGCCGGTGTACCCCAAATATTTCCGTCGCCTTTATCGTTTCTGTGTATGATAAACTTATTAGGCTCATCCAGCGGCTTGTTTATCGCGGAAAGATACGGCACTCCGTAACTGCCGCCGTGCGGAAAGTTTATCGCTGTTCTTGGAATCGGAATAAAATCAACCGGAACATAAAAACCGTCTTTTATTTCCCATACAACTTCGCATAAAGCTATGCCGTATGGAATTGCGTTCAACAGAATTGTATTTAACTTATAAATCAAATTAAATGTTATGTGCTTACGGCACGCTTCATCTATTACGCTGTTGCCGCTGTCGGTTTGAGAGCCGTACATCTGCTGTACGCGGTCTTTTCGGTTTTCAACTAACGATTCTATTTTAGGATCGTTCATCATCTTTGTAAAAACTTCCTGACTTTCTCCAACCGAATTAAGCCAGCTGTTTGTATCATCCATGTAGCCGATAATCGTTCTCATAGATGACGAGAGGTCTACAATTTGCGTTGTTAATTCCTGCTGTTTTTTATTTCTACTCATTATCAGTACCCGTAAAATATTGTATCAGTGTGAGAGTCAGTCCAGGCGATTACAGGAGGAGCATTACTGCTTCCTTCTTCCCAAGCATACAAACACATGGCAGCGGCGACAGCGCCGTCTCCGTGACGCTTTACTTTGGTATCGCCTCTGTCGGCTCGCTCTTCGTTAGGCACAGCAGGCTGACCATTTTTCAATATAATTATTCCAAAGTCGGATAGAATGAATTGATCATCAGGCAGAATAAAATCACGTCCTTCCAGTCTATTTTTTAATTTTGGAAAAATATTCGCATACCATGCGCGAGTTATCATAACCATTTCCGCGCCGCAAGGGAGCCGCTGCGCCGAGGCTTCAGCAAGCGCCTGTCCGTTGCCTCTGGAGTCTATAGCGGCGTTTCCAAGATTGCAATTTTTATTTATAAGGCAGAGTATCTGCCACTGCTGATCATAAGGCACATTATTTAATTCAATTATAAGTCGGCTTTTTAATTCCTGTTTATTCTGATCTTCCGCTATCCAGATAACTGACAAATTCCCGCTGCGCGCGAAATCCTGTCCAAGATAACACACGCCTTTTATGTTACGCAAAATAGGAGCGGCTTCTGTGTTAAACCATTTTTCAATCTGCTTCCAGCGCTTTTCAGGTTTCTCCCACATAAAACTGTCTTTGCAGTCAAGCCGCACGATTGGAAGTTTCTCCGCGCTTACAGCGCAGGCAGCAAGCATCCCGTAGGGGAAATATTTTGAACCGCTGCGCGACGGAATTGCGTCTAACTCTTCTTCGACATTATCCTTGTATATGTCCCTGATGTAAGCCGTCCATTCGGCTTCTCCTTCAGCGCTCCATGATTTGCCGTTAATAAGACAGATTCGCTTATAAATCCCTTGCTGTACAGCGTCTTTAAACGTAGTGCGGTGTATGCTCCAGTTTTTTTCTTTACCGTCGCGGATGTCTTTTAAAAGCAGGCAAAAATCGCTGTCGTCTCCGTTATGTGTCGATATTACAGACAGAGAGCCGCTCCACATCAAAAGAGCCAGAGCGGCTTTTTTTATTTCGTTAAACTCTTTTGTAAAGGCTGCCTCGTCAAGAACAATACGTCCTTTTTTACTTCTTATAGCGTAACCGACACCGGGCAATCCTACTATTTCTTTTCCATTGGAAAAACGAATTCTGTAAACGGTGTAAGGACGATCATCCTCATCTATGATATATTCTTCCAGTTCTCCGGCTGCAATGTTTACAATTTCTGACCAGAACTTGCAGTCCATGATAAACTGTCTGGTCATGTCTTTGTTATACGACAGATAATAAGTATTCTGCCCTTTTTTCCCCTGTGTTTGGAAAACAGAATTAAGAGCCTCCGTCCACGACGCGCCGGTACGCCGTCCCTTCTCCCATATTTTTAAAGGGCTTTCATCTTCTATCCACGCCTTTTGATATGGAAGAAGTATGTCGACTTCAGACAGGTTTGTTTGCATTATCAATTCCAAACACTTTGGCTTTAAGGAAATTCATCGTTTCGTCAGAAATTCCGAGTTCTTTTCCGGCTTCTTCAAGTTTGTCCCGTGCTTCGATAATTCCCTGTTTGCGGCCTTTTTCAAAATTTAATTCCACGTTAGCTGCAAGCCCGATGGCGCGGGATACTCTGGTAAGCAGTAAAATCTTCTTTTCTGACGGCATCTCGCTTATATCTTCAATTCCGATTTCGGAAATTTCTTCCAAGAGCTTCATTGACGCAATTTGCAATCCGGCATCGGCAATACTTAATCTAGGTGTTTTATTTGTAGCTGCGATTAATGTTTCCGCCCAGTCCTGTTTTTTCTTCAGTTCTCTTAATTGTTTAGAGCGGCTCTTTATTGTTCTCTGTACAGCTCCCTTGCTTATTGAATATCCCCTTGCGACAAGAATATCGGCGATTTCTTTTTGCCGCTTTCCCTGCTGATAATACATTTGGACAACGACTTCAACGAGGCCAAGCAATTCCAATTTACTTCTTTGAGGCATTGTGTACCCCTTTAGGTTTAAGCTCGCTTACAGTTTCTTTAATGTAATCTATCTTTACCTTGATTTCTCCCATGAACTCGGCAATGCGAAGTTCCAGCCCGTGAGTTTTACTATCTATTTCTGTGATACGCAATTTGTTTTCCTCGGTCTTTTTAGTAAGCATATTGATAACTTCTTCCTGACGGCCTTTTTCAATACCGATCTTTATCCATACCGTTACAAACCCAATAACACTCATCGCAACTGCAATAACCGCAATAATATCACTTTGCACTATTTCATCCCTCCCAGTACAATTCCGCCAACAAGCGTCACCAGCCCTGCGCTAATCCAGCCTGATACCGCAATTATTTTCCACTTCTGTACTTCGCTTTTTTGCTTCTTCCATGATTCCCATAATGCGCTGTATTCCATCCGCAATACCGCCAACTCCGACAAGAGCGCGGTCATTTCCGCCTGCGATATCTCCAGCGACCGCTGTGATGATTCCAGCGTCACCAATACTGATTCTAACCTCTCCTGAAGCCGCTCTGACGCTTCCAGCAGCATCGCCGATTGCTGCTTCTGCGCGTTCAATTCGCTTCGCAGCTTCATCGTAGCCCCGTACATCAGCAGCAGTTCCTGCCTGATTGACTCCGCTTCTGACTCTGTCAAATAAATATCCGCCGCAAAAACCGAGCATGAGCAATAACATACAAACAATAATNTTGCGCATAACTTTNTTAACACTGCTTTTCATCTCCCTGTCCTTTATTGGTTTGCNCATCCGGTTTTTCGCCNCGCTCATGATGATACATGTCATGATTCCAGAATTTCCCTTTAACTCCGTTATTAGCAACCTGCAAAGCNAAATAACCGGTTATAAGAGATACTACCGCCGTCAGNTATTGCCCTGCGGAGAATTCCGAGTTAAAAAAGTTAATTATCGCAAAACCGCAGATTACAATAAGACCAATTATTAATGCTTTTCCTTTACTCATTACTTGTTCCCCTTTATAATATGCGCCCACTTCTTTTCGGAATTAAGCGGCTTCATGATTCTGTTAAAATCCGCAAGATACATTCTTACTCCCTTGCCGTTATGGTTTTTATAATCTGTTTTGTGGTTTCCCCACGGATCGTCGATGATAAAATAAAATCCGTCTTTGTCTTCGCCGTACCCGACAACGGCGACGATGTGATGAAGCGGCTTTCCGTTTTGCGAAAATTGACCTGACACCACAGCAGCGCCGCCTGAATTAACAGCGTTAATAATTTCAGTAATACTCACGGCCGTGTTGAATACCACTGTTGAAGGATCGTACCCGAAAGTTTTTAGAAACCTTCCGGCTCCGTAAGAGAGAACCGCGTGCCACTGGTTTGGCGGTATTTCTTTTTTAGGATCAATTTGTTCCCAGCGTTTTAATGTCGCCGCGTCTGAATAAATAAAACGCATCAGCGCATCTTCCGGCTGTTCGCCTTTGGGCGCGAATGTATCTACAGGGAAGCCTGCGGCGCATAACGCGATTATTATTGACGTTACGTTACACGCAGACGACGGTTTTTCTTTATTATCTCGCTGACTGCGAAACGGCTTGCCTGCGCCGTTGTCTATTTCTGTTTTCTTCTCATTGGGTGTTTCGGTAGTGTTTTCTTCTTTCATGGTTATCTCCTTGTGTTTAGTTTACAAGGAGATGTTTGTAGGGAGCCGTACTGGGGAAGGGGTGAAGCTTTTTATTATTAGGACAACGGATTAAAAGAGCATAAAAATATAGATTTTAAAACTATCAAGCAACGACTCTCAAGGCTTAACAAAAGATTAAATAGAACTTTTGCAAATTTATTGATTCATTTATCATTCATTTTGTTTGTTTTTAACCTTTCTTATTTCATTATCTATCTCATCTTTTAATGTAGCTAATTGTGCAAAATTAATTATAAAATAAACGATACAAAAGATGAAAAAGATTGAAAATAGTATTTGAATATTAAATTTTATCCATTTCCAGTGAAATATAAACTCAAAGTTTTTAATAAAAAACAGCCCTGTTGATATCGAAAATAATATAATAAATATTTTTCTAATATAATTTAATTGTGTTCTTTGTCTATCTACAAACACATCGTTTTTTACATTTACAAGTGATAAACTCATTATTTGTGTTAGCGCAAGAGGAAACATAATTCCAATAACAGTATAATATCCAGAAATAATTTCTGTGTACCCATTAAAAGGTACATAAGATAGTCCGAAAGATATTGCAATTAATATTAATACTCTAACTAACCATTGTGCCATTTTTTACCGCCTTTAAAATACTTATCATTTCCATTTCGATCGCACGCTCATTAAAACGAACAGATCCAATTTTTTCAAATTCTCTAACAAAACTTGTTAGATAAGATGTTCCAGTAATTTGTTTTCCATCACTACCTGTTATTCTTATATTTTCGCTATCTACCAAGCGCAGAGCCGTCTCTAGAGCTTTAGCGTTTTTCTTCTTTAATTGGGTTTTGTTAATTTTTAAAATTAGTTCTGCTGATACAATATCTTCAATATTCATATTATGTAAGGTTTTAACATTACTAATAAGTGTGTCAAACAGCGTCTTGGATAATTTCATTGATGTTTTACTGACAATATTTTCAGGATTCAAGAATGTATCAGAAAATCTTATACTTTGAATTTCATTAAGTGGAATTGTTTTTAATGTATTAATTATTGGAGAAAAATTAAACTGCATTTCATTCTCTGTTTTTTCTTTTACAATCCATCTTGCATATGTTTCTAATGCTCCTCTAATTAATCGAGCAGAGCTGATAATTATATATCTATCATGTATACAAAAGAAACCTGATGATCTAATTGATCCTGCGGATCCCTCTTTAGCTTCCGTGATCATTTCATTCAATCCTACTGTTTTTTTATCAAGCGATGTTATTTTCACAGTAGACTCTTCACCCTCGATCAGTCTTACAAACGAACCAAAAAGATAACCTTGTTTATAATTAAAGTCGGAAATAAAATCTTTATCGTTATTATCAATCTCGCTAGATAATGACATAAGCCTTTCTCTAATTGTGTCTGTTTTGTTTAAGGCTTTATACAAATTCCCTGGTAAATCCATTACCTCAACACCTTCTGTAACAGGTTTGATTTCAAATACCGCTAATGTTATCTTTGTTTTGGTTGATGCTTTCACAGGTTCCTTCTTTCTTTTTTTAGAATCTTCGTTATTATAATTTAATATTCCTATTAAGCGTGTAGCCATGACATCATTATTGGCTGCGGCTTTTTTATGCCATTTTTCAGCTTCTTTTCTGTCTTTTTTAACACCTTCACCGTCATAGAAACAAGTCCCTAACACTCTTTGAGCCTCGCGGATACCTTGTTCAGCTGCTTTTTTTAGTTCAAGAATTGCCTTTTTTGCTCCCAATTGATTTTTCAAATCTTCATAAACGTATTTTTTTGCCATAATGAAAAATCCTCCTTGAACTCATGAAAAAAGGTCTTTCCTAGTATTATATTATCGGCAAATAAAGAGTTTAAGGGGTCATTTAATTTAAAAAAATATTATATAAATCCTCCCTAATTCCCGCTATCCTCAAACCCCGCCCCTCCGTCCCGGCACTATAACCAAAATTGCCCTCACCTTGCCGACAATCGACAAACTCTCTGCGCTTTCCGAAATGCTCTCATACATCTTGTTATCGCTGATAACCCTGTACCCATCAGATTTAAGCTGCACCCGTTTGACATAAGAAGTGTCATGAGTCTTTAAAACATAAATCCCGTCACCGTCCCAGCCGCCGCCGTCGCAGACAACAAGGTCGCCGTCGTGCAGAGTCGGCTCCATGCTGTCACCCTTCACAGGCAGACCTGCCAAGTGTGGATATTTCGATA